ATGACTGGTCCTACTGGCTTAATCTTCGCTATGAAGTCACGCTATAAGACTACTCGTGCGGGTGCTACTGCTGATTCAGAAGCGTTGGGTATCAAAGAAGCATACACTGGCTTCTCAGGTGACTCAAGCACAGTACATAACGCTCGTGGTCCTTCAGGTTTAACTGGTGCGACTGACGGCGACGGTGACTCTTCAATCGTTGATTCTGGTTCAACTTATGCTCCTTCTGTTGGCGGTGCTATGCCTACTCCAGATGCAGAAGCATTAGGTTCAACTGGTTCTGACTTTGCAGAGATGGGCTTCACAATCGAGAAATCAACTGTTACAGCGAAATCTCGTGCGTTGAAAGCAGAGTACAGTTTAGAACTAGCACAAGACTTGAAAGCGATTCATGGTCTTGACGCTGAAACTGAACTTGCAAACATCTTATCTACTGAGATTCTTGCAGAAATCAACCGTGAAATCATCCGTACTATTAACAGCCAAGCGAAAATCGGTGCACGTCAAAATACTTTACAAACTCAAGGTATTTTCGACTTATCTACTGATGCAGATGGTCGTTGGTCTGTTGAGAAGTTCAAAGGCTTATTAGTACAAATCGAACGTGAAGCAAATGTTATTGCTAAAGAAACACGTCGTGGTAAAGGTAACATCATCGTATGTTCATCTGACGTTGCGACTGCTTTAGTAGCGGCTGGTATGCTTGACTATGCTCCTGCATTATCTACTGACTTACAAGTTGATGATACTGGTAACACATTCGCAGGTGTATTAAACGGTCGTACTCGTGTCTATATTGACCCGTATGCAACTTCTGATTACGTTACAGTTGGTTATAAAGGTACTAACCCTTATGACGCTGGTGTATTCTATTGCCCATACGTACCGTTACAAATGGTTCGTGCTGTTGGTGAGAATGATTTCCAACCACGTATCGGGTTTAAGACTCGTTACGGCATGGCTTCAAACCCATTTGTTGGTAACACTCCTGCTGACGGTCTTGCTACTGCACGTACTAACCAGTACTACCGTATCTTCCGCGTAGATAACATCTTAGCATAAGATAATAAGAGTTTGGGGCGAATCTGATAAATCGTTAACCAGACCACATTTTTAAGGGGCACTTCGGTGTCCCTTTTTTTATGCGTATAAATAATAACACTAACAGAGCGAGGATAAAACGATGGCTGACTTTACGTGTGACACAAACTATCTTGTACCTACGGGGTTCAAGGTATCTATTTCACGTGAAAACTATCCTAATCTAGAGTTTTTTGCACAACAAGTTCAACATCCATCTATGGATATAACGCCCACAGAAGTGGCATATCGTAGAGTAGGTTCAGTAGTAACACCGGGTGACACTATCACATTTGGTGCGCTAAATATGGATGTTCTACTAGACGAGAACATGAAAGTGTACGAAGAACTATATGATTGGTTTGTAAGACTAGTGAATGAAAACCACAAAAACAATACGGGTAAGATGTATGACGATTCACTATCATCATATTGTGACATTCGTGTTAGTGTGCTGTCTAGTCACAATAATAGTAACCGTACAATAAAATATGTAAATGCTTTACCTATCTCATTAGGAGACATTGCCTTTACTGCATCAACAGATGAACAGTTTATCTCGTTCCCTGTTACATTCCGATTTGATTATTTTGAGTTAACGTAGTATAATATATAAGACTACAACTACATTAAGGATATATTATGAACCTTGAACAGATTCTAGAAGAGTGGAAGAAAGACTCACACATTGAATATAATGCTCTGGATGTTTCATCACAGAAGACACCAGAGTATCATGCAAAGTATCTAGACTTATATACCCATGCAAAGTTGAGACTCAAAGACCTTGAGTTCAAACAACAACTCCTATTGAAAGATAAATGGCTCTACTATAATGGTAAGATGTCACACGAAGATATTGTTGAGAAAGGATGGGATCCTGATCCGTTCGATGGATTGAAGATTCTTAAGGGTGAAATGGATTATTACTATAACTCAGATCCCGAGATCCAGAAAAGCGAGATGCGTATATCGTATCAAAAAGAAGTTATAGATACACTAAAGGAGATTCTTGATAACATAAAGTGGCGACATTCTACTATCAAGAATATGATTGATTTTCGTAAGTTTGAAGCAGGATTCTAAATGCATATAGTGACCCTTAGGATGAAAGACTTTGCAATGTTGCAAGTCATCAAATGTGAACCTCATATAGTACATGAAATGTCAGAGTATTTTACATTTGAAGTTCCTGGCGCAAAGTACATGCCCGCAGTGAAAAAGAAAGTGTGGGATGGAAAGATTCGCATGTTCAATCGAACAAATGGCGAAATCAATGCGGGTCTCTATTGGTCAATGAAAAAGTTCTGTGTCGACCGTGGTTATGGTATCAAGGTAGAAGAAGGACCTTTTGGATACCCATACGACAAAAACAAAGTTAATCACATGCAGACAATGCAGTGGCTCGAATCACTTGAGTTACCATTTATGCCACGTGATTATCAATACGAAGCAATCACACACGCAATCGAGCGTAAACGTTGCATACTGATTTCTCCGACAGGTTCTGGTAAGTCATTTATCATCTACCTGCTCATGCGTTGGTACATGGCGAATCACGATAAAAAAGTGTTAGTCATTGTACCGACAACCTCACTTGTTGAACAGATGTATGCAGATTTCAAACTATATGGTTTTGACGTAGAAGAAAACTGTCACAAAATCTATTCAGGTCAAGATAAAGAAACAGATAAGCGTATTGTTATTACGACATGGCAATCAATCTATAAGTTACACCCTGTTTGGTTCCAAGACTTTGGCTGTATCTTTGGTGATGAAGTACATGGCTTTAAATCAAAATCGTTATCGTCTATAATGAACAAAGCAAAGTATGCAGAGTATCGATTCGGTACGACAGGTACATTAGACGGTACACAAGTACACCAACTTGTACTCGAAGGATTATTTGGACCAGTTAAGCAAGTAACAACGACTCATGAACTACAGAAGTCAGATACGTTGGCTCCACTTGATATAGATATTATATTGCTTGAATATGATAACGAGTTGTGTCTATTAACAGACGGGCGCACATATCAAGAAGAGATTGACTTTATTGTTACGTATGAAAAACGTAATAAGTTTATTGCCAATCTTGCTACAACTCAAGAAGGTAATACTCTCGTACTATTCAACTTAGTAGAAAAGCATGGTAAAGTATTACGAGATTTAATCGAAGACAAGTTACAAGAAGGTCAAAGATTATTTTATGTAAGTGGTGAAACTAAAACAACGGATCGTGAAGCAGTACGTAACATTGTTGAGAAACATTCGAACAGTATCATTCTTGCATCGTTAGGTACGTTCTCGACAGGTATCAATATTAAGAACATACATAATATTGTGTTTGCATCACCTTCGAAGAGTCAGATAAGAGTGTTGCAGTCTATTGGTCGTGGTTTACGTAAATCAGATGATGGATCAACAACTAAGTTATATGATATAGCAGACGATTTACATTCTGACAATAAGAAGAACTTTACACTACTACATAGTTTCGAACGAGCAAAAATATATAATAAAGAAAAGTTTCAGTATAAGATAACTAAGGTGAAAATCTGATGGACAAAGATATACAACAAATCAAGTTAGTCAGTGGTAATGAACTACTATGCGAAGTCGTCGAATGGCCAGATGAAAAATCTGATAACTCAACAGACTTAATCATTCGTAACGCATTATCTATTATCAATGGTGANAATGAAGAGGGTAATACAGTTTTTCTTTTCAAACCCTTTTTACATTATGTAGATAAATCATCACAGTTTGTTTCTTTATCAAAGATGCAGATAATGTCACTTAACAGACCAGATAGATATCTACAGAAAGAATATATGAGTGCATTTTCTGAGTTTGAGAAATCATCTTTTGAAAGAGATTTAGATTATAAAGAACAAGAAATGTATGAAGTGAGTATGGTTGAAGAAGCATTAGAAGAAACAAAAATAGATGATAAGACTGATAATGTTGTACAACTCAATACAAAGATACTTCATTAAACAGTATATTCCATCCCCGGCACACTACAGTATTAGGGTAGCATATTATCCAAACGTTGTCAACAACTATTTTAAATAAATGAATATTTCTTGACAACGTAGCACTTTTTAGTTTATAATGAATATAATATTAACAGTATGAGAACAATATGAAAGCAAAAGATAAACCCCATTATGTGAACAACAAAGAGTTCTCTCAAGCAGTAGTTGATTACTGCAAAGAACTTAAAGCGGCACGTGAAAATGAAGAAACCACACCTATAGTTACTGACTATATCGCATCATGTTTTCTTAAGATTGCAGAAGGGCTATCACACAAAGCGAACTTTGTACGCTATACATATCGTGAAGAGATGGTCATGGATGCAGTCGAGAACTGCTTGAAAGCGATTGAAAACTATAATGTTGAGACTGCTACACGTACTGGTAACCCTAATGCATTTGCATACTTTACACAGATTAGTTGGTATGCTTTTCTACGTCGTATCGAGAAAGAGAAAAAGCAACAAGACTTAAAGACTAAGTTTATTGCTGAAGCAGGCATTGAACATTTTATTGATAACGATGGCGAAAATGATGTACAACCATTTGTTGATGAACTTCGTACACGCATTGATATTATCAAAACACATGACAAAGCACTAAAAGAATATAGTAAACGTACACGTAAAAAGCGTACAAGAAATGTTGATTCAGACTTGACAGACTTCTTAGACTAGTGTATAATACTAGTCGTTTAGTGTAAAAAGGTATATTATGAAAATCGCAATCCTGAATGATACCCACTGTGGTATTCGAAACTCTTCGGATATTATGATGGATTATCAAGAAAAGTTCTATCGTGATGTTTTCTTTCCATATCTAAAAAAGAATGGAATCAAGAAGATACTGCATCTCGGTGACTATTATGACAATCGTAAGTTTATTAACTTCAAAGCATTAGAGCATAATCGCAAAATCTTTCTTGATGTACTACGAACTGAAAAGATTCACATGGATATTATTCCTGGCAATCATGACGTTTATTATAAGAATACTAACCAGTTAAACTCTTTGAAAGAACTACTCGGTCATTATATGAACGAAGTACGTATCATCGAAGAGCCTACCGTTGTGAACTATGACGGTTTAAACATGGCGCTTATGCCATGGATCAATCCCGAAAATGAATCTAAATCATTAGAGTTTCTTTCTAAGTGTAAAGCAACACACGTTGGTGCTCACCTTGAGTTAGAAGGATTCGAGATGCAAGCAGGTTCTGTCTGTAAAGAGGGTATGTCCGCAGAACATTTCAATCGTTTCGAAATGGTATTGTCTGGGCACTTCCACACAAAATCACAATCTGGTAACATCCACTATCTTGGTTCTCAGATGGAGTTTTTCTGGTCTGATGCACATGATCCGAAATACTTTCACGTCTTTGATACTGAAACACGTGAGATAACACCAGTCGAAAATACTGTACGTTTGTTCGAACGTGTATACTATGATGACACAGTTGATAAAGCAGAGTTTAAGTATCGCACAGGTAAACTGCCTGACGTTACTGATAAGTTTGTTAAAGTCGTTGTCGTTAATAAATCTGATCCAAAACTATTTGATTTCTATCTTGATAGGCTACACTCGAAGCGGGTGCACGAACTGAAGATTGCTGAAAACTTTGAAGAGTTTGTAGGTGGCTCAGTCGATGACGAAAGTGTTTCGATAGAGTCTACAGAGGATTTATTGAGCACATACATAGATGCTGTCGAAACACATTTAGATAAAGACCGCATTAAGTCTATTGTCCATGAACTAATGATAGAAGCACAGACCAGCGAAATGGTGTAGATGAGAGTGCGTCAAGTACTTTTGATGCTCACCACGTACGGCTACGACCGTATATCGGTGCGTAAATAAGCACTTGACAATCACTTTTAACTTTTGTTATAATAACTTTATTATGTATGATGTGGAGGGTACAAGCCATCATAGTCTTCAAAACTTTAAAATATAAAAACTTTCTGTCAACTGGCGATAGTATGACCGAGATAGATTTAAACTACTCGTCAACTACTCTCGTCGTTGGTCAAAATGGTGCAGGTAAATCGACAATGCTTGATGCGTTGTCATTTGCGTTGTTCGGAAAAGCACACCGTAATATCACCAAAGCACAACTTGTTAACTCTATCAATCAGAAAGATTGTAAGGTTGAAGTTGAGTTTGGTGTCGGCCCGAATGACTATCGTGTTGTGCGTGGTATCAAGCCTAATAAGTTTGAAATCTATAAGAATAAAACTTTGGTGAATCAAGAGTCACATAATAAAGAGTATCAGCGTGTCCTAGAGCAAAATATTCTTAAGTTGAATCATAAGTCGTTCCACCAGATTGTGGTACTTGGTTCATCATCGTTTATTCCGTTTATGCAGTTGCCGTCAAACCATCGTCGAGAAGTAATCGAAGACTTGCTTGATATCAACGTATTTTCAAAAATGAATAGTATTCTGAAAGAACGTGTATCTGTATTGAAAGAACAATCTAGGTCTAATCATTCGTCTCTAGAGATTGTTAACGAAAAGATTGGTACACAACAAAAATATGTTGACAAACTCAAACAGTTATCATATAATCAAAAGACTGAAAAGTTAAAGGACATTAACGAACTCACCGAATCGATAAATACGTTGATGCTGTCACAGACTAGCACTAACGATATGTCAAAAGAATCAGTACAAGAAGAACTGAATAAACTAGACAGAAAGATTCGTGAAATCGAGAAGTACGAACACCAGTTCAAACTTAAACAAAAGACACTAGCAAAAGAACTAAAGTTTTATGACGAAAACGAAGCGTGCCCTACGTGTACTCAGGCGATTACTGAAGAGTTTAAAGCCGAAAGAACCNCAGAAGCCAAAAGNAAGTTCGCAGAGTTTGAAGCAGGCAAGAAACAAGCGGGCGAAACTCTATCAAGCCTCACAGAAAAACAAAGGGTTATCAGCGGTGAGTTGCAAGAAATCCAAGAATCCTTAAACCATCAATATCAAATAGGTGTAGAAATACGTGAAGCACAAAAACAGATTGATAAGCTCCAGAAGGAGATTACAGATGCAGAGAATGAGACAGGAAGTATCGATGAAGCAACAACAACCCTCAACGAACTCTCAGAAAAGAAAGCAAGTTTAGTCGAAGAAAAGTCTGATATTGCAGATAAGTCTTCGTATAATACTGTCATCACTGAGATGCTCAAAGATACTGGTATTAAGACTAAGATTATCAAACAGTATTTGCCTGTGATTAATAACTTAACAAATAAGTATTTACAAATACTAGACTTTTTTGTATCATTTAATCTTGATGATACATTCAAAGAATCTATACGTTCACGACATCGTGACGTGTTTTCTTATGACTCATTCAGTGAGGGTGAGAAGCAACGTATAGATTTGGCGTTACTATTTACGTGGCGCATGGTTGCTAAGATGAAGAACTCGGTTGCAACTAATCTTCTTATTCTAGATGAGACATTTGATTCGAGTCTTGATGCAGAAGGTGTTAACAACTTAACAAAGATACTCGGTACACTCGACGAAGATACCAACGTGTTTATCATTTCTCACAAGGGTGATTTACTCGAAGGTAAGTTCGAAGATAAGATTGAGTTTGTTAAGACTAAAAACTTTAGTAAAGTTGCTTGACAACTAAGCGCAGATAAGTGTATAATATATCTAAAATAACATGCAGAAAAGTGAGACTAATATAATGGAACTAACCGATAAAACGATTCAAGTATTAAAAAACTATGCATCTATCAACCCAAACATTGTGCTGACCGAAGGTAATGTCATTAAAACATTATCTGAAGCGAAGAATGTATTAAGTGCGGCTGAACTAGATGTGAACTTTCCTAAGACTGTAGGTATCTATGACCTAGGCGAGTTTCTGAGTGTAGTATCATTACTTGATAATCCTCGTTTAACATTTAATGATGACTTTGTTATGATTGGTGACGGCAGTGGTCGTTCACGTATCAAGTATTTCTACTCTGATCCGTCTATCTTAACAACACCTTCAAAAGATATTACTATGCCACCCGCAGACGTATCTTTCACTCTTGATAGAGAAACACTTAATCGTGTGAAACGTGCGGCATCTGTGCTAGGTCATAGCGAAATGTCTGTGACTGCAAATGAGGGTATTCTTTCTATCTCTGTCATTGACCACAGCGATAAAACATCTAACGTATTTTCGATTGACGTAGACGGGCATTTCGATGTCGAGAACTTTACGTTTATCTTTAACATTTCAAACTTGAAACTGGTTGACGGTGACTATAAAGTTAGTGTATCATCTAAACTGATTTCTCATTTTGAGAACCTTGAAACTGGGCTACAATACTGGATCGCCCTAGAAAAATCATCTACTTACGGAGAGTAAATAATGGATAACCAAATGATTGACCTTGCAAATCGTATCACCCGTAGCACTGTTGCTGTTGTTGATACTGTGACTTCACGTGGCGGATTTCGTGGCGAAGAACTATCAACAATCGGTCAACTACGTGACCAATGCATTCAGTTGATTCAACTTATTGAACAGAGTGAGGGTAACGAAACAGTTGACGATAAGAAGAAATAATACTATAATGTAAAACCTTTATTTTGATTTTTTATTTTATTATGTTTGGAGTTTTATATTATGAA